GGCTGTTTCTAATCTGTACGCAAAATATTCCCCTGTATTTTCCCCAGAATCTTGGGGAACTGCCAAAAGAACAACAAAGTACAGCAAATTGCCGCTGTGGCATCAGATATTGCTTCGGCTGCATATACACCGGTTACTCCCATATAATGCGGTAATATCAATGCCAATGGAATCAGTAGAATCGCTTTACGCAACAAAGCAATAAAAATAGGTATTTTTGCTTGTCCCAAGGCTACAAACATATTCTGACAGGCACGTTGTAATCCAAAAATAGTCATACCACCCAAGAAGACAGGCATTGTCCAACGGACTGTTTCTATCAATTTTTCATCACTAGTAAAAGCAGATGCTACAATCGTAGGAAACAAGATCATAAGTAGCATCAATAACAGATTAAATGAAAACATGGTTATCATCACAATACGGAAACAGTCTTTCACACGTTGTTTATCACCATGACCATAATTATAACTGATAATCGGAACAAATCCCAGCGCAAAACCGGTTAACGGAACACTTGCAAACTGCATCGCACTTTGCAAGATAGTTAATGCGCTGACATAAATATCTCCAAAATTTTTCAGACTACTATTCAATACAAAACCAACCAGGCTCTCCGTACTTGCCATTATAAATGGAGATATTCCCAAAGCTAACATGGCGAATACAATCTTCCGGCTCAACCGCATATTACGCTTTTCCAAAGGTAAGGAAGCACGACGGGAAAAGAGAAAACTCAATACCCACGCCGCACTACATGCTTGAGACAATACGGTAGCCAAAGCAGCTCCTTTCACTCCCATATCAAACCAGAAAATGAAAATAGGATCAAGAATAATATTCAATAAGGCACCGATCAAGACGGAGTACATGGCAATAGCCGGCCGTCCCTGTGCATTAATAAAGCTATTCAATCCTGTAGATATTTCAACGAAAACAGTTCCTAATAAATAGATGGAAAGATAATCAACCGCATATTCCAACGTATTTTCCGAAGCACCCGTAAAAAGCAAAATCGGTTCCATAAAAGTATATGCGATGAACGAAGTGAACAGGGTGAATAGTATTAATAAGACAAAACCATTCCCCAAAATTTTTCCGGCACGCAGACGATCGCCCTGTCCCAGTGCCATGGCTGCCAATGGCGCGCCCCCTCCTCCTACAATCGCCGAGAAAGAAGAAATCAGTATAACAAGAGAAGTCGTCACTCCTACCCCAGCCAACGCATCAGTACCAATACCCGGAATATGTCCGATATAGATACGGTCGACCATGCTATACAGCAAATTGACGAATTGGGCAACTACTGCGGGAAGCGCCATTTTGAAAACGAGCGGCAACATACGCTCTGTACCTAGCCGTGCTTCATACTTATTTATCATTCCAAACTTCTTTTTCTAAAATCAGCTGCAAAGTTATAAGAAAAACAGGCTCCCGATTTAAAACCGTTGGATAAAATAAATAGAATACTTCAGTTATTTCTGTGTCAGATAAATCCGGAAAAACCAGACGTGCCGCTTAACAAAAACGATGCGTTTCAAAAAGTACAAAAACGACGCGTACAAGAAAAACGGTGAGCGCGGTCCTATTCAGCATGATCAAAGCCCACCGTTTTTCTTTCACTTGAACCCTCTTTAAATGGCTTTAAAATATCATTTAAAAGCCATTGCAGATTCAAAATAATTTCCTATCTTTATGCAATGTTAGGCTGCTATACCTGACACTTCATCCGGCTTCGTGTACAGCATCATGTCTGTATATTTAGCTTGATAGTTTACGCTTGCACTAAACTCCGCTTTCTTGCATTCCTTGAATGGGCTGCCGACAAATGGGTTTCGGTCCATCCAGTCGCACAGTTCTAAAATGGAGGACTTGTTCGAAGTGAAGTACACGAACGAATGCCCTTTCAGAACGGTTAGTACATCCAGATAGTCAGCCAGACGCCAGAACATCTTGTAAGTACCCACCTCGGTGGAGAGGTACGGCGGATCAACCAGGAACACCACACCCGGAACATCCTTGTAACGTTTGAATACTTCCTTGTAGTCTTCGCCGGTTATAGTCAGTCCTTCCAGATAATCCTTTGCTTCGGGATAGTCTGTCTGCCGAATCCTATTGTAGATGGCTTCTTTCTTCATTCCTTCCAAACTGGTCACATATTTCATGGCGAACAACAAGGATGCGGAAACCGTGATATAATCCACGTAACCGTGCTCTTTTTCTTCCCTCTCAATACGGGCAAACATTTTATCGCGAACCTCCCCGGTTATACGTTTGTTTCTGGGTTCCCCTTCAGCTATCCGGCGCAAATCGGATAACAGCACATTAGTGGCCGGGATATTCGCAAGCCGCTGGCGGTAGTTGTCGAAGTCATTATACACAACGGTGGCATCAGGCCTGACACATTTGGTAATATGTGACAGCAGACCCGAGCCGCCAAACAGGTCCACAAACACGGTGCTGTCCGGGAACTGTCCCAGCACCGTGATAAATTCCCTCGCAAACATGCGTTTCTGCCCCATGAAAGGAAGCGGGGCGGACAAATACATCTTTCTCATTTCATTCTGCTTTAAAACGGCCGCAAAGGTCCCCAGAATAAACGAAAAACAGCGGGAAACATGAATAGTTCCCGCTGCAAGACATATACAGCAAACTACACGTTCAGCCCGAAGCGGACCGTCTCGTCACCGGCGATCAGCGCACGGGTGCCCGGGATATTATTCTCGTAGATATGTACATTGCCCAGGTAGAGGGTGATCGACTTCAAGGGAAGTTCTATCTGCCGCGCCATCAGGTACAGATGGTAAATATCGGAAGGTAGCCCGAGGTTTGCGTCACTGCTGCGCTGGTAGGCGGACAGAACCAGTTCACCACCATCCAGCTGGAACTGTACCAGACTCAAACAGGGCGCCTGGTTGCTCTCGGCACCGGTTTCGCCCAGGAAAAGCACGTAGTTCTTGCTGTTGCGCCTCTCCCGGTTAATTTTCGCTATCAACGGAGGCAGCTTCTCGAAATAGGTCGGGTAACTGTTCACCAGGATAGAGCCGCAATAGTCCCACCAGTTGATGCCAGCCTCCCGGTACTTCTCCACGTTGCGCTCACCCTGCATAAATAACTGCAACTCGCTGCGGAGCTTCTTGCGGGCGATATTATGCCCTTCGAATATGTCAAGCAGGTCCGCCGGTGTCAGCGAGAGCTGCTCGTTCAGAAGGTACTGTATGTTTCCCTTCTTGTTGGTCTGTGTCTTTCCCGTGGCAAGAATCTTGTCCAGGATACGATAATACTTATTCATAGCCTTTTCCTCCTAAAATTTGAAACTCCCTAAAGATAATTGGAAAAAGCCGCGTAAACCGCGTAAAACAATCTGTTCACACTGCAACAGGCTTGCAGTCACTCTGGAACCGTTTCACCAGGGCATAAACCTTGCGTTCGCTCACCGAATACTTCTCGGATAGTACGGCCACGACATACGAAACTTTCTCACCCTGATCCAACATGCGGGTATAGTCTGAATACAAATCAATATACCGGGCATCCTCAAGACGGATTCCGGATGCTTGAAGCCTTTTCAACAGTTCCCGGTTAAAGTTTAATATCTCAATCACTTTCATACAACAAAAAAATTATATCTTTGCATCGCCAATCATTTTTTAAACACATAAAAAGAGAGAACTCGTGATAGAGGGTATTTGCCCCCGGTCGCGCGAGTTCTCTCGTCGTGTGTTAAAAAAGTGATTGGCGTTACTATTTAACAGGCCGGGGGCTTTTTTCTTATCCTCCCCCGAAGGATTTATTCCACCCGGTAATCTTCCGGATCAAAAGCGTCTTTCTTTCTCCAGCCTTCGGCCAGTGTATCCTGGATATGCCTCATGGCTTTCGTGTAGAAGTCCGTCAGTTCTTCCAGATTCTCAAACGTCCGGTACCGGGACTCCTCATCCGTCCCGAATTTGAACGTCACGGGAAGCGTAGCACCGCCAGTCTGTACGGCCAAATCATACGCTGCCTTATAATTGAACTGGTTCTCACTTGACAGCCATACCGGCATGTCCTCATAGACAAACCCGGAAAGTATCTCCCGGTCGGTCTGGTCGTTGTACCAGCCCGTAATGACGGACTTTATAGTGTCCGGACCGGGTTTCCCGATGAAACCCTCCTCCATGTAGGAGGCGGAGCCGTCCTCCCTTTCCTGCACATCCCAGCGGATGCGCCATCTGTTGCGTGCCGGGCTCACGCACTCGATCAGTCTTATCCCGGATGTTCCTTCTACCCGTTTCATGTAAATATGTATTTAGTTCGACCCTTGCCGAAAGTTTCCGTCTTGATGGTGGTCTCGAACGGAAAGCCATCCGGCATATCCTTCACTTGCAAGAGGATGTTCTTCATCTCCTCGCTGTTGGTGAAGAACTTTTTCGGTTCGCCGTTCAGCTCAATAGCCACGATACAGCGGTCCTCGCCCTGTTCGGTCTTGATGCCCGTCTCAAAGTCCTTCACCACAATCGGTAAGTTTACCAGCTCCCGGATGCTTACCACCACCCCGGGAAAACGTTTCTTGCCGTCCTCCGGCTTGTAGGAAACGTTCAAGTCTTTAAATGATCTCATGTCTTTGCCTGTTAATTTTTTAAACAACGTATGACAGTCGGCGTGCTTGGCCATTCCATAGAATGACGCTACCAGTTCACGCCTTCTTCTTCTCGATTTTACCTCGTGCATTTTTCGGGCGAATTTCTGCTTGATGCGTTTACGGATACGGACATGCTCCGGACCATAAATCACATAACCGAGAAAATCTATGCCCTCTTCCACCGGGAACACGCGCTCGTCAGATTTTATCTGAAGCCCTATCCGTTCCATTTGTGAGTGGACAGCATCACGAATCATCCACAGTTCCGCTTTCGTTTTACCAAGTACAAGACCGTCATCACAATAACGATAGAAATGACGGACACTGTACTTATCCTTCAAATAATGGTCTAAAAAAATAGACAGGAGTAAATTACCGGTAGCCTGCGAGCTTCTAAGCCCGAAACTGATACCGCTGTCAAGCATCATTATAAAGGAATTGAGAATTCCAAGCAGTTTCTTGTCCTTGAAAACACGGGCAAAGCACCACATAGCAAAATCCTGACGTACATTGTCATAAAAATGGTGAATGTCAAACTTATAACCATACCCTGTCCCTTCCGGATCCGTTTCCATGTCACGACAGATGAACTTCATCAGGTCATGGGTGCCGCGTCCCTGGATAGATGCCGACGTTGTACGTATAAAGCGCCTGCGCAGGTGTTTGTCCACTACGGTCATGATGGCATGTACTCCGATACGGTCATACATCGTAAGAATCTGCAAATTCCTTGCCTTTCCATATTCCCAGATAGTCCGTTCACGATAACCGCTGACACGGAAAGAGCCGTCTGATATACGTTCTGCAAGTTCCTTTATAACTTCCTCCCTATGCGCAAGCAGGTAGCGTCCCTGGCGGCTTCGTTTACGTGACGTTCCGCGAAGGACCTGATTGAACGACTCCGACATGTTGGAGTAATCCGCTATCTCCTCGATAATATAACCTTCTCTGCGCATAACTGTTTTTCTTGGGGCCTTCAATCCCCCGGGCCCGGCTTCTTCGAACCGTTTCCGGCCTACCAAACCCTACCCGACACTTTATTTTTCAGTTTTCCGGCCCTTACGGACCGCTGTTACTGCGGCTTACCCCCCTCGGCACCACGGTGGGGACAAGTCCCCGGTGTTGTACGCCGATTAAAATTTCCTTTCGATTGTTGTTCAGACGAGAACCGATGTTCGTGTTC